GAAGACCTCACCAAAGCAGTTGATGACCTGCGCGATCGATTCGGAAAAGACATCATCAAACGAGCGGATACGCTCAAGACGAAAAAGCAATCGTAACCACACCATCAGTTCAAACCTGAATAGAAAGCCTTGTGAGCTTTCGAAGGGATAGTCATCCTGAGCTTTTGTTGCGAAGGATCTTTATATTCACTAGCAAGATCTTTCGCTGACGGTAAATATGGAATTGTTCGGCAAGGCAAATTGCCCTAAGTAAAATTACTATTCAATTTGTCGGAACATTTGGTATAATCGCAACCTATCGCCAACGTAGCTCAGTCGGTAGAGCAGACGCTTCGTAAGCGTCCGGTCGGGGGTTCGATTCCCTTCGTTGGCTTTATAGGACCAAGGGCACCCAGGGAGTACCCCACCCCCCACAGGTAGGGCTCCTAAAAACAGCCCGACTCCCCAGGAATCGACCGATGACATCTGCACCGGAATCAGGCTGGAGACAGAACGCAGGAACTCAAACCAGGACCATAACAAAACTCTTGTCATGAGTTAGTCCTTGATGATATAATAGCGCAATGGAAAAGACGAATTCATACGCATGCCTCGAAATCACCCACCAGGATTATCCTGATTTCAAATTGACAGTAAAGCCAAACCGCTCAAAAGCCTGTTTAGCGATCTCCATCGCCTCAGGCGAAGATAGGTCGGTAACCCCCATTTCCTCGCAGCGTTTGCGAAATTCCAGAGACGCTTGGTTGAACGCCTCCCACAATGGCTGAGGAATGACATTCATCCAGGGTGCCGAATAACCAAAGATCGACAGGACCGAGTAATCCCCAGTCCGACCTGCCAGGTCCAGGACCGCCTCATAAGACGGTTTCCTGGTGCCATGAATCCAGGTTGACATAGACGCCTGACCAACACCGAGCCGCCTGGCAAACTCAGTCAAAGTGATCGACTCGGAGCCAGCGATCTCCATGGCATGTTTCTTATCGAGCAGCCAACGTTTGAACAGAATTTCAGTCGAACCATTTTCAGAAATAACATTTAACACAACCGCCTCCCCAAAAGAACTTCTAATCCAGAATAAACAAAACAGAACACCAGATTGAACACTAATAAGAGTGTAACACATTTCACCACTTGACACACTACTATTACTGTAGTAAAATATTCTCACATCACAAAAAGGAGACGGAATGAACGACACCAAAACCACCGCACGAAAATTCTGCAACACCCCCATGTCCCCCGACCTGTTCGCTACGGTCAACCGCATGGCAAAACAGGAAGGGATCAGTAGAGCGCAACTCATCCGCAATCTGGTCCTCGAGCGCCTGGAAAATACCCAGGAACTACACGACCCATGCACCCACAACCGGAGACCCCTGGAGATCACCCAGGACGAAGACGGAATCATCCACTACCGCTGTGCAGACTGCGGAGAGGAATTCGAGCAATCCATCCCATTCTAAGGAGACCAAATGACACCTGAATACGAAAAATTAGACAAACAGATTGACGCCTGGGTAGAAGAATTCAAGCGATCCCAGGAAAAGATCAAGCAGGCAGCCCTGGCTAAGACCGGAGCCAATGAACCAGCCAAAGACCCAAAATGAAAAACAAACAAAACTAAGGAGACTAAATGGAAACACAGGATATATTCAAGAAACTGAAGGAACCCTTCCCAGTCGAAGAGATCGACTGGCGAGTGGGCTCTACAAACGCAGATAAAACCAGGGGCATCGCCGTGGCATACATCCAGGCAAGACCAGTCATGGACCGCCTGGATGAAACCCTCGGACCAGATAACTGGCAGGACGCCTACGAACCGATCCTGGGCAACGCAGGACCAGTCGGTTTCAAATGCTCCCTGAGTCTGAGGATCAACGGAGAATGGATCACCAAAACAGACGCCGCCGACACCTCGGATATTGAAGCGATCAAAGGCGGAGTGAGTGACGCTCTAAAGCGAGCGGCGGTCAAGTGGGGAATCGGACGATACCTCTACGATCTGCCTAACACCTGGGTAGAACTTGAACCCAGGGGAAAGTCCTACGCCATGAAACAGACCCCAAAACTCCCAGCCTGGGCACTACCAGCACCGAATGGAAAATCCCAGGACCCATACCCCATGGTAGTGATCGATGAACCAGTAAAAGCAGGACCCGATCCCATCGAAGCAGCACCGACCAAGGAAGTGCAGGGAGGAACCAGGTCCACCAAGAATTCTACCCCAAAGCCAACCGTCACGAATAAATGGAAAAGACCGATGGCGCCTGAAATACTAAGAGAAGCCCTGCAGATAAAAGCAGAAAAAGCAAAGCCTGCGACTGAAAGTCAATTCAAACTGGCGNNGATACTGTTGATAGAACATTTCGGAGAGCGAGAGGATGAGCGCCGCCAAGCGCTCGAGTACCTGACAGGGAGTAAATCGACTAAAGACCTGAAGCCCGAGATGACAAGCGCAATCCTGGACTGGATGAACCCCACACCTGACGAAGGCGGAGCCTACCAGATGGACCCCATGAGCAAAAAGGAACTGAACAGCGTAGCAGCCAAACAGATGGAAACCCTTGGTCAAGAGCCAATATTCTAAAGGAGACTCAATGAAACACCAAGAAATAACGCAAGCCCGCAAGACCGCATCCGACCTATTCAGACAGGCTCTACACGAGAGTCAACCGAAGGTCCACAGGGGAGTCTACATCGCCACCCCAAACAGAATCGGAGCCGCCATGGAGCGATTCCTGACACTCTGCAAAGCCGAAGGGGTCGATCCCAGGACCGGAGAGAAGGTGACCGAATGAGCCCCATGCCCACCCCAGAGGAATTGCTGGAACTATACACCGACACGGTCCTCAGGATCGACCAGGAAACAGCCAATAAACAGGCATTAATCGACCAGGTCATTCCCCAGGAAGTCAAAGATAGGATCGCTGAAATAAACGATGAATTCGACCCCATTTTGGCAGGTCTGCAGACGATGAAAAAGACGGTCGAAGACCAACTCAGGTATGAGGTCGTCAACTCCGGAGTGAAGAAGGTCCAGGGCAACACATTCACAGCAACCCTGGTCAAAGGCAGAACCACCTGGGATACCAAAATCCTGGATGGCATGGTCGCCCTGGTCCCCCAAATCGAAGTCGCCAGGAAGACCGGAGACCCATCGGTCCGGATCACAGCGAATCGAGGATAGAGATGACCGAGAGCGAAGTAACCATGTTCGGACTATCAACCCCGACCCTGATCAAGGTAAGCAAAACCTACGAAACCACCTGCCCAAAATGCCACACGAGAGGGAGCCTCACAGCCAAACTCTCAGGCAAAGCCTCGCAGCCGAACCAGATCGACTGGAACGTCTACTGCTCCTATTGCGCCTATCACCAGAGGTGGACCCAATGGACCGCAAGCGAATAGTCACCCTCAACGATGCAGAACAAAGACTGGCGAAATACATCGCCAGTCAATGGACTGCCTACGATAACCGGATCAACTACCCACCGACCCTCAACGGATTGACACCGCTGCAGAACAATACTGAAGCCTTCGGAGCGGAACTGGCATTCTGCAAAATGGCAAACGTCTACCCGAACCTCCACATAGGCGGCTTTGAAGAATGGGATTGCATCCTGCCAGGCGGAACCAAGGTCAACGTAAAACAAAGCCCAAGGCAGGACCCAAAACTGGACCTGATCGTCCAGATCAAAAAATATGAGAAATACCCAGATATCTACGTCCTGATGATCGGCAAATTCCCGACCTACGAGTACGCAGGATGGATCGAAAAAGAAGCGGTCATCAAGCCGGAGCGAATCAACCACCGCCTGCCAAAACCAGCATACACCTATCCCAGGGCACAAATGAAGGGAGCGGCACAATGACCAACACACTCCCGTGGTTCCGCCTGTACAGCGAAATTCTGGATGATCGGAAAATCAAACGGATCTGCAGAACCACCAACGAACCCAAAGCCATGATCCTGGGAACCTGGGTAACCCTCCTGGCGATCGCAAGCGGTTCCTCAAACCGAGGTCGCTTGGAAATATCAGAGGGAAAGCCCATGGACCTCCAGGACCTGGCTGAAGAAACAGGGCTGCCAGAGACCGCCATGAAACAAATTCTGGACCTGATGGTCGACCTCGAGATGATCCAGGAGACCCAAGGAACCTACGAAATAACCAACTGGAATGAACGCCAATTCCGCAGCGACTCGAGCAAGGAACGAACCAGGGAATACCGCAAGCGGACCAAAGAAACCAAGGAACCAACTGGTGACGTCACGGTGACGTCACAGAAACGTCACGGTGACGGAGTAGATACAGATACAGATACAGATACAGAAATTAAGTTAGAGAGCGCAGCGCAAAGCGAGAAAAGCCCCCAGGACCAGGAAGGCTCTATTAATGCAGGAAGTGTGCCAGCGATCGGAACCTCCGGAGACGTACTCGATCAATTCATCCAGGTCTACGAAACGACCATGGGAGAGAGAGTCCTCCCCTACCCAGCCATTCTCGAAATGGTGAGGGAATTCCAGCAAGCCGGAGTAACCCCAGAGATCTACAGAAACGCCCTGCTGGGATTGAAGGCAAACGGATACTCGGTCACGAACATGCTGAGCGCCAAAAACTGGGCAATCAAGGATGCCAGGGAAAAGAGCAATCCAAAGGCACCAAGAACTCGCAAAGGCGGAGATGGGCTCTATGTGCAGAGCATGAGCGCCAAATGGAACGAAAAACCCAGGCACGAAAAGATCGAATCGCTGGAATACATGCGATCCACCGGAAGGCTGAAAGCCGAAGCAGAGGCTGAAGCGATCAACCTCGGACTAATCAAAGCACTAACCCAGGAGACAAAATGACAAAGTACAACTCAAGCCTGCAAAAGGCAATCGACAATCTCAGAGCAAGACTGCCAAAGACCGACCCAGAGGTCGCCCACGAACCAACAATAAAAGACTACGGAAACTGCATCCCAGGCTGCCCCATCTGCCATGGGATCGGATTCGTAGGCAAACCAGACAGCATGAAGGCGGAGGTCTGCCCAAACAAACCGATCAGCCTCGCCCTGACAGGGCTGCCGGAATCAGACTGGAACGCAGACTGGAACCACCTGATCCAAACGGATGCAGTCCGGATGATGACCAAGGCGATCGAAGCAACCCTCGAGCGAGGGAGCGGGCTCCTCTACTTCCATGGCGGCTACGGAATCGGCAAGACAGTCTGCCTAAAGGCTGCCACGATCCTGGCGGTCAAGAAAAGATACCAGGCAACCTACGTCCGTCACAGCCAAATGATAAACCACCTGCGAGCCTCGAACGATGCCCGCAACAAAGGGCTGGGAACCTACGAGGAACTCCTGACCAACTACAGCCAAGTCAAGTTTCTGGCAATAGACGAACTCGGCAGGTCCAGGGAAACTGAATTTGCAGCCATATCATTCAGCGACATCCTGGATGCCAGGTACGAGGGAGCGATTGCAGGAAACCTGATCACGATCATCGCCTCCAACTACGCACCCGAAGAGAGCCTGGAGCCATACCAAGAGGACCGAATTAGAGACGGACGCTGTCAGGTAGTCGCCTTGGAAGGCGTAAGCATGAGAGCCAAAATAACCCACACAATTTCAAACTAAGAGGAGAAAAGAACAAAATGGCAACTTACGAACAAATCACGATAGTCGGATACTGCGGTCAGGACCCAACCCTAAGGATGACTCCAGATGGTAGACCCCTGGCAAACATGACGGTCGCTACGAGCCGCTGCTACAAAAGCGACTCGAACGGAGAATACCAGGATCAAAGCACCTGGTTCAACGTCCTGGTAGGCGGCAAGCAAGCGGAATTCGTAGCAGAACATGGCAGGAAGGGCAGCATGGTCCTGGTCACAGGAAAATTCATGCCGGACCGAAAAACAGGGCGCCCCAAGATATGGACCACTAAAGCGGGTGAACCAGCAGCCAGTTACGAAATCCTGGCTGACCTGGTGCGCATCCTCGACCGCAAGGACAAAGAGGAAACCGACCCAACTTTCGATGATATCCCATTCTAAGAGGTGACGAAATGAGCGAAACATTGAAGCAGATGATCAACTACCTGAACCGAGCACCCAGCAGGATCACCCTGGAGAAATCAGACCAAAAGATGATCGCCATGTGGCTACAGCAACTGCTGGACCTCCAGGAACGCCTCGCAGGGAATTTCCCCCAAGCGAAGTCAACGGACTGGAAAAAGTAAACCGACCAAACAGAGAACTGGACCAGGGCTCTATGTGCGGAGCCCTGGTCCAGAGGAGAAACGATGGAGCCAAAAACCGCAAAACGAATAAATACCATGCACCTGGTCTACGGAAAAACGGAAGGCAAAACCTGTAAAACCTGCGACCACCTAATCAACTCTAAGAATTCAGGACTATACGCCAGGACCTACTATAAATGCACAAAATCAAAAATGACCCACGGATCTGCTACTGACTGGAGAGTGAACTGGCAGGCTTGCGGTCTGCACAAAAATATCGAGCAAAGTGGGTAACCCAAGAACCTAACCAAGGAGAAACGAAATGAACTACAAATGCGCAGGATTCCTCTACATCAACGATCGAAGACCCACCACCGACCCAGAAGACCTTTACGATTTCATCGGTAGAAATTGGTCGTCCGAAGAAATCACAGCCGCCCTCGCAGGAAACGTTCTGCCAGAGGGAATGATCCTCAAGGGAGCCGAAAAGACCATGGTGATCCGCAGAGCCCCACTCGGCGGACTAAGCCTAAAAAACCTCACCGACATATTAGAAACAGGAGCCAACTAAATGAAAAACGAACAAAGCGCCATTGGATGCACAGGATGCCTGATTATTATCGCAATCCTTTCAATCTGCCTTTTCCTGACCGCCCTGATTGGAGTCCTATGAACCCCCTAAGTTACTGGAAGTCCAAAAGCCCACACCAATCCGCCCAAAGGACCACAAAGACCAAAAGCCCCGCCTACGAGATCAAGATGGTCGTCTGCCCAAGGTGCGGAGAGCAGATCAACCTCAAGCGATACACGGATTGGATCGCAAAAGAAAACCTTGAGACCATGAAGGAAGTGATGTGAGATGACAAAACAAAACTGCCAGGACTGCAAAAGATGGAGAGCATGGGATGACGTTTGGGGAAGGTGCGGAAGGCGAGACTATCCCTTGACTCTCACCAAATTCTACGAAGGCGAGCAATGCCCATATTTCGTAAAAGCACCAAGAAAGGATCAAGAAACTACGTGAAAAAAACAAGCCATTTAGAAGAAAAGATGGCATCCCTGCTCACCGAAGCAGGGATACCTTTTACCAGAGAATACAAGGCGATCCCAGGCAGGAAGTATCCTTGGGATTTTGCGATCGGCACCGACCCAGAAAAGACCAGGCTGCTGATCGAAGTGCAAGGCGGAACCTGGTCCAGGCAACGCAGCGGTCACAGCACCGGAGCCGGAATTAGAAGGGATGCGGAGAAACTGAACCTCGCAACCTCCAGAGGATGGAAGTGCCTGCTATTCACCGCTGACATGATTGCGGATCAAGACAATCCGGTTATCGACATCATAAAAGAAATCCTCGGAGAAACAGAATGACCCAAGAACCAACCCAGGACTACTGCCCCCAAGGAGCGATCCTAAGAGCCAAATACCAGGCAGCCATCCCAGCACCCACCAGGGAATACGATCACACCCTGAGAGACTATTTCAAACACATAAATGCCTGCCCTGCCTGCAAAGCCGCCAGGAATGAAGCCTTAGCAGCCAGGCTCTATGTATCGGAGTAAACCATGCCATACCACGAAGCGCAATCACGCATCCTGCGGGAAATAGACCAACTTAGGGATAATATCGATCTGACGAAGAATCGCCTGGAGACCGAAGAAGACCCCGAGAGAATTGAGTTACTGAACGCAACCCTGATCTCAGCGCAAGCGGATCTGGAAGCCCATAAGGATGCACTCGCAGAATTCGGAGTAAAAGAATGACCGGACCAGTCATGAAGCCGCAAAGGGTATTTTGCCGGAAATGCGGAGCCTACCTGGGCACGATCATAGACGGAACCCTCTTCCAGGTAGGCGGGCTACTCCTCCAGGAAGTCCATGGAGTCTGCACCAACTGCGGAAGGGGATTCCACTACAACGTAACCACCAAGCAAATCCAGCGCCTCCTGGACGAAATGGTTTATAATAGGGTGCAACTACAAAGGGATAACCAGACAGAACCACCTGGGCAAAGCGGATAACGCCATGCCAGGTGGTTTTTGATTCGGAGAATTATGCCAAAACATAAAGAGAAAATATGCCAATCAGCAGAGTAAACACAGCCCTCAAAAAACGGATCGTCCAACTCAGAGACTCGGGCAAAACATACGTTGAGATCGGAAAGGAACTCGGTCTGGACCCAGGAACTGTTCGGACCCACTACAACCTGGTCAAAGGGCAACCCACTACCTCCCAGAGAATCCCAGAGAGCAAGTGGCTGAAATACGACTCTCCGCCCGAGGCAGAGGGGAATGCCCTGGTACTGCCCGACGTCGAAATCCCCTTCCACCATGCGGAGTTTTTCAACCGAGTGATCGACCTGGCGGATGCCTGGGGAATTAGACAGGTGATCGCAGCCGGAGACCTCATGCACATGGACTCCCTGAGCGGATGGGAACCGAACTGGAGCGGAGCCAAAAAGACCACGGTCCTGACAGAAAAGGATGAAGCAACCCTGATGGATCTGGCTCTATCGCTGCCCAGGGCAAAGCAGGGAACGATCCTCGAAGTGATCGGTAATTCGAGCGGAATGGATGGCAAGGATTTCAGCACGGAGATGGCAGCGGCAAGGAACGCCCTGCATGCCCTGGACCAATGTTTCGACAAATTCATCTGGATATTAGGGAACCACGAAGGCAGGCTGCTGAGAGCGATCAACAGCCCTGTCAGCCCGAGTGAACTGTTGAACCTGATGAACCTGAACAATGGAAAATGGGAAATCGCCCCCTACTATTACGGACTCCTGAAATCAAACGGAGAAACATTCCGGATCACACACCCCAAGAGCGCAGCCGATAACGCCGCCCGAGCCCTGGCAACGCAATACCACCAACACATCCTCATGGCACACAGCCACAAAATGATGAGCCAGTTTGACCCCTCAGGGAAATACTATGCGATCCAGATGGGGCACATGGTAGACGAAGAACGCCTCGCCTACGCAGCGCAAAGGGATGCAAACCGGAACGCCCACAAACTCGGAGCGGTAATCGTCCTGGACGGACGTCCCTACCTGCTCAACCAACACACCGACTGGAGTAAAATGAAGAAACTGGTCTAACTTAGAAACCGCTGTTATAATTAACACCAGGGAAACCAAAAACCAACTGAACAGGGAAGCCTGGAAGTAACCACCAGCCGCAAACGCCGCAAGGTAGAGCGGCTGGATTTATTTTAAACAAAAAAAGGAGCAAAACAATGAACTTAAATTTAACAGGAGCGATCGTAGCAGGTCTGCCGCTGATCGCAATCGTCACAGGATTGGTTCAATTCCTGAAACAGAAACTCGGCATGAGCGGGAAGCCGGTCGAGGTCCTGGCGATCACAACCGGAACCCTGATCGGTTTCGGATTTCACGTCTACGCCGCCGCCACGCCAATCGAATGGACATTCGGCTTCGTCTTTGAAGCCCTGATCTTCGGACTGGCACTCGGACTCGCAGCCACCGGAATTTATGACGCCTACGCCCCCAAGGAGCCGGAGCCGCAAGGATGAACACCGACCTGATCGCCATCATCGTTGCAGCGATTGGAGCGGGTGGCATCGGATCGGCAATCGTAAACGGATTATTCGGCAAGAAAAAAAACGATGCCGAAACTTTCAGAGCGATAACGGAGAGCCTCGCTGCGACCAGCAAGGCTCTCATGGAATTAGCCGAATCACGCATCATTAGCCTGACCCAAAGGACGGTAAGCCTGGAATCCAGGATCGACATGCTGGAAACAGTAAGCAGAGAACTGAGGTCCAGCCTGACAGACAGAGAGCAAACCATCCAAATGCTGCAAAAAGAAAATCTTGACCTGCAAAACCAGGTGGATCAACTCAAGAGAGAGAACAAATCCAAAGATCGCAAGATTGAAGAACTCTCGCACAAACTCCAGGAATTGGCTGCCAGGCTGAATGCAATGACCAGCGGAGAATGCAATGACGAACCAGGAACCTAAAAAACAGGGTATCCCAAAGGAAATCTTTGACCGCCTGGATATCCTCGAAGAGCATCAGGCTAACCTGGAGAACCGAGTCCAGGACATCGAAGAAGAAATGGAACTAAGAGATGGCGATCCAATTTAAAAACAGAATCGTTGGCAACGGAGAGGAGCCCCTGGATCAAATCATGTTCAATCCCAGGAACTGGCGAATCCATCCGAAGAACCAACAAACCGCCATGAAGTCGATCCTAAAAGAGGTCGGCTACGTCAAGGAAGTCATCGTCAACCGGAGAACCGGAAACCTGATCGATGGGCACCTACGCTGTCAACTCGCAGCCAGGGAAGGCAACAAAACCATCCCAGTAACCTACGTTGACCTCAGCCAGGAAGAAGAGAACCTGGTGCTGGCAACCCTGGACCTATCAGGCTCTATGGCGGCGACCGACAAACAGCAACTGGATGACCTATTTTCAACGATCGAAACCGAAGACGATGACCTCCTGGATTTCCTGAATGAGATCGCAAAAAAAGAGAAACTCGGAACCGGAGAAACAGCCCTCCTGGAGCCTGAACCACCAAAAGAGGACGAAGGGGAAATCCTGCGCCGGAAGTGGGGAACTGAAAAAGGGCAGATCTGGCGCCTGGGTGATCACAGGATCGCATGCGGAGATAGCACCGACCCCATCCTGGTTTCACGCCTCCTGGAAGGCACCAAGGCTGACATGACCTTCACCGACCCGCCCTACCTCATGAATTACAAGGGAGCCGCCGGAGGTCCGGAACGAACTGCGATCCAGAACGATAACCTGGACGAAGCCGAAGCCGGAGTGTTCCTCGCCAAAATCGCCAAAATCATCAAGGAATTCGTCAGGGGAAGTTTCTACATCTGCTTTTACCGACTGGGCACCGAGCGACTAATCAACGCCCTGCAGAATAACGGACTCCAATACCGAGGAATGCTTATCTGGTATAAAAGCCAATTCAACCTGAGCAACTCAGACTACCAGAGCATTTACGAACCGATCATTTACGGATGGGTAGAAGACCACAATTTCTATGGTGGCAGAGCCCAAAGTGACGTCCTCAAAGCACACAGGAACCGCAACGGTCTGCCAGAGATAACCACCCAGGCAAAAGCAATCTACCTCAAAGCCGGAAAGAATTACTACAAATTCGAGAAACTGGTCAAGCAGCCCGCTAACTACGTTGAAATCCCTGATGACAAAGTGGTCTTCAACCTGCACAGCGGAGAGTCCGATATCTGGGAAATCGCCAGGACTAAGGAAAATGACCTCCACCCCACCATGAAGCCAGTCGAACTCTGCGAGAGGGCAATCAGAAACTCCAGCCTGCCCAAGGAAACGGTCTTTGACCCATTCCTCGGCTCCGGATCAACGATGATAGCCTGCGAGCGCCTCGGGAGAAAATGCAGAGGGATCGAACTCACCCCAGAGTACACAGCGGTCTCAATCCAACGCTGGGTAGACGAAACAGGCGGAGAACCAGCCCTCTTGGGTTAGGCTCTATATTTGCAAGAACCGTGCCAGGTAACCTATGAACCAAAAGACAAAGCGATCCAGGGAACTCCATTCCAGACCTGACCATTCAGCGGCTGAGGATAACATATTTGACGTATTAGACACCGCAAGTGACCTCAACGATATGCTGCAGAATGAAACGAGCCTCCAGGATAACACCATGCCCGAAGGCGGCATGATAACCATCAAGGAATCCAAAAAGAAATTCCGGCACGTCTCACGCAGGGAGCGAGCAGAAGACCTGATCGCTGACCTGGAACTCCCAGGACCGGATGAAACCATCCATGTAATCAGCAACGCTCAATACGATTATTTCAACGTCATTATCGCAGCCGCAAGGAAACACGCACCGATCCTGGAGTTTTACGGATCGACATGGACCATGAACAAATTCAACGTAGACGATCTGATCAAAGCCATGGATGATGGAACCATCCAGAAGGTTTCGATCCTAACCGGAACTTATTTCAAAGCAAGGGAATCCAGCGTCTACGCCCAATTGATAACCGCCCTGGCAAAGCACAAACAGAGATACACCGCATTCATAAACCACACGAAAATCTGCCTGCTCAAATCCCAGGACGGAACCCACCTGGTGTTCGAAGGGAGCGCTAATTTCACGCACAATCCCAGGCTGGAGAACTACATCATCTGCAATAACCAGGAACTATACGAATTCCATAAGGAATGGATGGAGACACGATTCAAGTGACCACCCAGGACGAATTAGAACCCATCGAGGGAACTGAAGAAGAAGCCCCACCCAGGAAGGCTACCAAGGCGGAAGTCGGCAACCGGATAAACCAGGTAGCCGATATGATCCTGCAGGGCTTTACCAGGGGGCAAATTCTGCAATTCGTAACGGAAAAAACCGCCTGGGGAATATCGGAGCGGCAAACGGACTATTACATCCGCAAAGCGAGAGACAAATTCGAAGAGGAAGCAGAGATCAACCGCCGCTACGAACTCGGTCGAGCGCTCAAGCGCCTGGATGACCTATACCGGAGAGACATGGCGATCCAGGACTACAAAGCCGCACTCCAAGTCCAAAAGGAACGCAGCACCTTGACAGGGCTCTATGCGGCACCGACTACCCTGCTGCTCACCCCAGGAACGCAGGATAACCCAGGCACGCTGCCTACCAAGATCAACCTAAGAGCCGATCAAATCGCAGGGTCGTTTGTAGACATATACAGAGACATCCAGAAACACGCCCACACCGAGTACGTCATGTATGGTGGGAGAGGCAGCACGAAGTCCAGTTTTACCGCCATGACCCTGATCGAACTGATGGTAAACAATCCAGCCTGGCACGCCCTGGTGATCCGGCAATACTCCAACACCCTCAGGAATTCAGTCCACAGCCAACTCCTCTGGGCAATAGACGAACTCGGACTCACGGACCAATTCGACTCCACGGTTAGCCCCATGGAGATAACCTACAAACCTACAGGGCAACGGATCTATTTCAGGGGAGCGGATGACCCGAACAAAATCAAGTCGATCAAAACCCCATTCGGAGCGATCGGGCTGCTGTGGTTCGAAGAACTGGACCAACTCCAAGGAGAGCAGGCGGTCCGCAAGATCGAACAAAGCGCAATCAGAGGAACCGACGCCGCCTATATCTTTAAGACTTTCAACCCACCCCCCACGGTCCATAACTGGGCAAACAAATACGTCCAGATGCCCAAGGAAAGCCAGTACAGGCACGAATCAAACTACCTCCAGGTGCCAGAGGAATGGCTTGGCAAAGTCTTCCTGGATGAAGCAGAGCACCTCAAAGAGATCAACCCAGACGCCTATAACCACGAATACCTGGGCAAACCTACCCTCACAGGCGGAACGGTCTTCCCGAACGTCGAACTGAGGGAGATCACCGATAAAGAGATCGAGACATTCGACAGGCTTTACTACGGACTGGACTGGGGATACGCCTTAGACCCCCTGCATTGGATAAAAGAGCATTACGACTCGGCAAGGGAAACGCTGTACATATTTGACGAACTCCGAGCGCTTAAAATGAGTAACCAGGAACTCGCATCCATCCTAATAAACCAAAAGGGCATGACCAACAGAGACCTCCTGATCCCAGACTCAGCGGAGCCAAAATCGATCGCTGACCTGGCAGCAGCAGGGCTCTATGTGCGGGGAGCGGAGAAGGGTCCTGACTCGATCCGGTACAGAATCCGCTGGATGCAAAACCGAGCAAAGATTGTCATCGACCCGAAACGCTGCCCCTACGCAGCGCAAGAGTGGGTCAATTACCAGTACGAAACCACCAAGGACGGGGAATTCGTTTCCCAATACCCAGATAAGAATAACCACTCAATCGACGCCGCCTGCTACGGACTGAACACATTCTGGAGAAAAAGAGGGCAGTAACCATGTTTGAAGCAATAGCCGCCTGGCTGAAAGGAACCATAAATAAAATGATCGGAAAAACCACCATCAAACAGCAATTCGGGGTAGACATAGAACTCTCCACCCCCATGCAGGAAGCAATCCAACTGTGGGCTGCCATGTACGCTAACCAGGCGCCATGGCTGAACAGCACGGTCAAATCACTCAACCTGCCCGCCGGAATCGCCGGAGAAATCGCCAGGGCAACTACGATCGAAATGGCGATAACCATCGAAGGCTCACCCAGAGCGGAGTACCTCCAGGAAGAAATCGAGCCGGTCATGGATAACATCCGCAGGTACACCGAGTACGGAGCCGCAAAAGGCGGGCTGGTATTCAAGCCCTACGTGATCAAAGACCAGATCGCAGTAGACATCGTCCAGGCAGACCAGTTTTATCCGGTCGCATTCGATAGCAGAGGAAACCTGATAGACGCCATATTCGTAGAGCAAAAGAAGGTCGGCGAAACCTGGTACACCAAACTCGAGCACCACTCAATGACCGACCAAGGCTGCCTGATCCAGAACAAAGCGTTCAAGTCCAAGAGCGAGCAGGAACTCGGAGTCCAGGTCGCCCTGGAAGCGGTCAATGACTGGGCATCCCTCCTGCCTGAAGCCACGATCACAGCGGTCGACCGCCCGTTGTTCGCCTATTTCCGGTACCCCCTGGCTAACAATATAGACCCATCATCCGGCATCGGAATTTCCTGCTACTCCAGAGCCACCGACCTCATTGAGCAGGCAGACACTCAATGGTCCAGTTTGCTATGGGAATTCGAGAGCGGGCAAAGGGCTCTATATGCGGACGTTTTGGCATTCAACAAAGATGACCAGGGCAACCCGATCCTCCCCATGAAGCGCCTGTACAGAGGGCTGAACGCAGTCGGCAACATCGGAGAAGGTGACCTCTTCAAGGAATGGACCCCCACCCTGCGAGAGCAGAACATCCTCAACGGATTGGACGCCATGCTGAAGAAGATCGAATTCGTCTGCGGTCTGGCATACGGAACCATCAGCGATCCGAACCAGGTGGACAAAACCGCAACCGAATTGAAGATTACGCAGCAACGATCGTACTCCACCATTAAGGATGCTCAAAAGAGCCTGCAGAATGCCATAGAGCAACTCATCTGGGCAATGGATATCTACGCCACACTTTACAGCCTGGCGCCCAAAGGGAAGTACGAGACCTCGTTCGATTTCGATGATAGCGTGATCGTAGACCGAGACGCCCAATTCCAGCAGGACCTCCGCCTGGTGCAGCAAGGGATCATGAGCCCTGTAGAATTCCGAATCAGGAACTTCCACGAGACTGAAGAGATGGCAGCCAAAAGAATCCAGGACGCTAAGACCCAGCAGCCAGTAGATCTGTTCGGCGGAGCCGACTAAAGGAACCATGCCAGAGCAGCCGACCCTGTTCGGGGATTACCTCGAAGCAGAACTCATCCCGATCCAGGACCTATTCGAGCAATACCAGACCTCGGTCCTAAAAGACATCTCCAGGCGCCTGGCAGCCCTGGGGAAGGTCTCAGGAACCGCCGCCTGGCAAATGCAGCGCCTGGTCGAGTCCGGAGCGGTTTACGATCACGCCCTGCAGGAACTGGCTAAACTGACCAAAATGACAGAGCCACAACTCCGGTCATTGTTCACCAAGGCAGGAGTGACCTACCAGGAATACACCAACGAATACCTGAGACAGACAGGAGCCGGAGACAAAGTCCGGCTCAACCTTTCCCCTGCTATGGATCTGGTGATGCAGGAGAACCTGACTAAGACCCAGGGCACGCTTAGGAACCTAACCAGTACCACCGCAATCAATGCCGAATCGACCTTCAAAGATGCAGCGGATCTTGCATACCAGCAAGTCTCCACCGGAACCATGTCCTGGCAGCAAGCCACCGAAGCCGCCATAAAAGACGCTGCAGCCAAAGGACTGACTACGATCAACTATGAATCCGGTCACAGAGACAAACTGGATGTCGCCCTACGCAGGACCATCCTAACTGGAGTGAGCCAAACTGCAGGGAAAATCCAAGAGCGATATGCAAAAGAACTCGGCACCGACCTGGTCGAAGTCAGCGCACACCAAGGCGCCAGAAACGTTGGTGCAGGACCCAGGAACCACGCATCATGGCAAGGGAAGGTTTACAGCCTGAGTGGAGCCTCCAAGAAATACCCCTCGCTGGTAGAAGTGACCGGATACGGAACCGGACCAGGGCTCTATGGCTGGAACTGCAGGCACGACATGTTTCCATTCTTCGAGGGAATTAGCACGCCCGCATACAGCGAAGAGGAGCGCAAAGCCTACCTGGACCCAAAAGTGAAAATGTACGGTGAAGAAGTCAGCCAGTATGAAGCCCACCAAGAGCAACGCAGGATCGAGCGCACCATCCGGTCCTACAAAAGGCAAGCGGATTGCCTCCAGGCTGCTGGCTACGGCCCAGGGGAAGCAACCGCCAAAGTAGCAGAATGGCAAGCCAAAATGAGGGCATTCATAAAAGAGACAGGACTGGATCGGCAGCCCTGGAGAGAGCAAGCCTACGACCTCAAAGGTTCTCCGCTGCGAAAGCCTAAACCAAAACCGACCCCAAAACCAAAGCCGATCCCTGCACCTAAGCCGGAGCCAAAGCCGGAGCCAAAGCCTGCCAAAGACACATTAGGGCAACTGACCGATGGACTCGACTGGCAAAAGGCTTACACCCTGGAAAAGGTCGACGTGAAGGTTTACCGAGTAGGCACCCAGGATAAAGATTTCGTGTTCTACGGAGATAGCCCTGAAGCGATCAAGGGATATAAAGACTTCCACCCAGGGCAAGAGATCAAAGAGTACCAGGCAAAAGCGGATAAAGTCCTGGCGGTAGGGAACATCAACGTCCTCTACTCCTATTTCAACCCAGGGAAAAGCGCAAACCAGGAAGGCTTAGACAAATACATCAAGNTCGCAAAAAAGAAGGGGATGCCAGGAAAAGAGCACATGCTAATGGAACTGGACTTGATGAAAAAGGCGAAACAGCAAGGGTTTGACGCTGTTATTTATACCAAGCCACTACTCCCAGCAAAGCAGGAATACATCGACCTGAAGACTAAGGGCAGCCGGATTGAAGAGGTCAATCCACAACCGCAAGCAGGAACACCTGACAAAGCCACTATAGCAGCCGCTAAGAACAAAGCCCAAGAAGAGGCAGCCGCAAAAGCCAAAGCGCAATTAGAGGCAGCCGCAAAAGCGAAGGCTGAAGCAGAGGAAAAAGCAAGACTCAAAGCAGAGGAGAAGGCTAAGGCTGAAGCGCAAGCCACCCAAGACGAAATCCAGGAGATGACCAGGAAACGCACGCTATCAACCGAGGAAGGGGAGCGATGGGTGCAAGGAACTGCGATAGAGCACCCTGTATACCTGGCATCCTACTCCCCCCAGAAATACCAGAACTTCGTCAAGGCTTACGGAGTACACGGAGACCTGAACCAACAAATGAGGGTGCCCCTGGATGATGCCGACTTCATTTACGCCTTCGAAACAAAAGAAGATCACGACAAAATGGCTGACATCATCACAAGCGCATACAGCCAAAGAAGTCAGGACGTGAAAGGCAACGCAATCAGGCTCTATGTCCGAGTGGAAAAAATCGTCGAGATCGACATGAGCAAGACCCACCGCTCCTGGCTAACCGAAGAAGACCTCATCGCCCAAGTGGTCGGGATCGACAGGAATGACGCCCGCACTTACATCCGCAATATGGAAAAGCAGGTCATCCAGGACGGACCGATCCAAGGGTATAGAAGCAACAAGGAAATCCACACAGAAATTTACAAACGCCTTGGAATAGACGCTATTCGGTTCAAAAACGATCCCAGCGGGAATCCAGACTGGATCGCTATCGTAGGCAAACCCAACGCAAAGCCGATCGTCGAACCAGAGGACTTCGGAGCAAAACCAGGGAAAAAACCAAGTGAAGCAGCCATCAAAAAGATGACGAAGGCAGCCATCCCAATTGAGGATACGCAAGAAGCAACCGACGTAGGCAGCATGGCAAAAGACACGATCGTCACGGAACTCCACAAGAGCCTGATGGACGATCCCAGTATCGATCCAAACGACAACCGATGGACCTACAGCCGGACCAACACCCTGGTAGCGCAATGGGCACGCACATCCAACGATGACTCCCAACTGTCCATGAGAATCCAGGATGCTGCCAGGCGGACCCTCGGCGGGAACCTGACTGAATGGCAAAAAGACAGACTCGCAAAGACCCTGGGCTACAAAACCAACACCTCGGACCCGAGCAAAGAGTACACGGACCAAGAACTGGATCAATTCGTCCGAGCCACATACGCCCAAACGCAAAAGTGGTTCAAAGACCGAGGGATCACCCACCTGCACCTCTACAGAGGGGTAGACGGAAGTGGCGCTACGAACATCCCAGCCACAGAAGTGAAAAATATCGCAGACGCTAAAAAACAAACACCCATCGTCAATAACGCTATCTCGTCCTGGTCAACGAGCCTGAAAGTGGCAGACCAATTCGCTTACAGTTACGGGAGTAAACACGATGGGCTGGTAGTCAGGATGACGGTCCCAGTCGAAGACGTATTCTCAACAGCGGTCACAGGGAACGGATGCCTCTACGAGTGGGAAGCGGTTCTCATAGGCAAAAAGAACAATCGTGGTATAATATACTCATATGGAACCTCATACAAGTAAACCACGCACAATTCCACCGATCTCCAGGAATGCCCGAGGAGAGATCTTCATCCAGCCTTCGTCCAACGATCGCAACGATGACTGGATCAAACACATGGATAACGCCATGGAGAAGGAACTGGCGATCCACGATGAACTCGCCAGAAAAAACCCTGGGATAAGGAAATCTGGCAAGGGCTCTATTTAGCAAGAACTGTTCCAGGAAAACCTTGTAGAGAAGAAAAACCTGGATTATAATTAAACCAATCGAATAGGGAATTTCCGTAAACCGCCGGATCTGAAAGGCACACCGCCTGGATGGTCCGGTTTTTTGATTCCCAACCCAGGCTAACCGCAAGCGTAAAAATGCGGCACCTGAGAGAAGCAACCTCGTAGAAAAGCGTAGGTGAAGAAACGAAAGGATGAGAATGAAGAGAGAAGACTTAGCCAAATTAGGGATCGAAGACGAAGCGATTGACAGTATCATGGCGCTCAACGGAGCCGACATTGAAAAAGCCAAAGCCTCTTCGAAGCAAACCCAGAGCGAACTGGAAGCAGCCAAAGCCCAACTCCAGGAAGCGACCAAAACCATCGAAGGCTTCAAAGCCATGGATATCGATGGGATCAAAAAAGCCGCTGAAGAATGGAAAAGCAAGGCAGAGCAAGCCACCAAGGAAGCGGAAGCCAGGATCGCAAGCATGCGGTTTGAGAGCAGCCTGAATGAAGCGCTCGCATCCGCAAGGGCAAGAAACCCCAAAGCGGTAAGGGCTCTATTGAGCGAAGCCGATCTGAAGCAAACTGAATCCGGAGAGATCGTCGGGCTAAAAGAGCAACTCGAACAAATCAAATCCGAAAATGAATATCTGTTTGAAAGTGAAACGCCTGCACCGAAGATCGTTTCTGGCGGAGGTGAAAAACAGGCAATCAACGATACGGTTATCCTGGCAGCACGGAAGGCTGCAGGACTAACCACCGACTAACTACGAAATAGGAGCGTAAAACAATGAGCAATTCAATCGCATTGGCTGCAAAATTCCAGCCGATCTTAGACGAAATTTATCAGCGTGAAGCGATCACCAGTTTTCTGGATTCACAGACAAAGGTGATCGATGGCAGCGCCGCAAACGAAGTGAAGGTCTTTAAGACCAGCATGGTAGGGCTCGGCAACTACAGCCGCAACAGCGGGTTCCCGACCGGAGACGTGACCGGAACCTGGGAAACGATCAAACTCATGGCGGAGCGTGGTCGGGAATTCACGATCGATGCCATGGATGATGAGGAATCCATCGGCATGGCATTCGGCACCCTGGCAAGCGAATTCATCCGCACCAAGGTCGCCCCCGAAGTAGACGCCTATCGGTTCGCAAAATGGGCAGGCGCCTCAGGCATTTTGACCACCACCGCCGCAAGCCTAACCACCGCCGCTGCGGTGCTGGCAGCGGTAGACGCTGCAGCCAACGTCCTCGATGAGAACGAAGTCCCCATCGAAGGCAGAGTCCTGTTCGTCTCCAGCACCATCGGTCGCCTCCTGGATGCCGCCCTGAGCCGCAGCCTCGCCAACGAAACCACCGCTAACCGGAAACTCCAGGTCCTGGATGATATGCGGATCGTCCGAGTCCCACAGAGCCGGTTTTACACCCAGGTAACCCTGGACGCCGGAGCGACCTCATCCGCAGGCGGCTTCACAAAGACCGCCACAACCGGAGCCGATATCAACTTCGTGTTGATGCACCCATCCGCTGTCGGTCAAGCCAAAAAGCACGAGAAGGTCAAGATTTTCAGCCCCGAAGTGAACCAGTCCAGCGATGGATACCTGTTCCAATACAGGCTCTATCACGACGCCTGGGTATACGACAATAAGGTGCATGGGATCTACCTCCACAAGAAAGCCGCTGGCTAAACCAACTAACCACGAGGAGCCTGGGGAACCAGGTTCCTAACGCTATCAGGAAAAGTCAATGAACGCCTTCGCAGATTACACCTACTACACCGGAACCTACCTGGGATCCACCATCCCCCAGGAAGTCTACCCAGGCGCCGCCCTGCAAGCATCGTACGTATTAGACGCCATGACTTTTGGCAGAGCAACGGAGACGATCACGGAAGGCACCGACACGGACCTGATCGATAAGATCAAAATGGCAACCTGCGCAATCGCCGAAGGGGAGTACAAAATATCACTCCAGGCTAACGGAACCGGAGTAATCAAGGCGGAGAAACTCGGGAATTACTCGATCGACTACCAACTGAACCAGGAGACCAACCTGAGCCCCGCTGCCAGGGCAAGTGCCAAAGCGAAATTCTACCTGGGAGAAACAGGGCTCCTATACCGAGGATTCGATGATTAGCAACGCCGATCTAACCCTGTATTCCAGGGGAATAGACCCCTCCACAAGAGCGGAGACATGGACCCGATCGCAGATCAAGGGAGTACTTTGGGAGTCCACCAAGGCAGCCAATATCCTCCAAACAGGGCTGATGAACTCGGATAAGTACACGGTTTACATCCCGATGGATCAAGAGGATCTGGCGCTCAAGGAAGGGGATGTGATCGTCAAGGGATTAGTGACCGACTCGATCACACCCGCATTCACCATGGGAGCGCTCAAGGCAAAATACCCATTCGTAGCCACGATAACCACGGTCGACTACCATGACGCTGGCAGCCAAAGAATGAAGCATTGGCAGATCGGAGCCACATAATGGCAGCCCCACACCTCAAGATCGTGACTCCAAAAGGGCAAGTCTTTTTGAACGCAAAAGGAACCAAAGCCATACTTGAATGGAACCCGAACTTCGGACCCACGTGGACCGGAAAATACACCCGAGCCCAAGCAATCATGGACTCCACGGTCCTGAGAGGGTGCGACAAGTACGTCCCCATGAAGACAGGCATGCTGAAAAAGAGCGGCATCCTGGGCACCGAGATAGGATCAGGATGGGTGAAATACATCGCCCCCTACGCCCGAGTGCGCTATTACACCCCAGGAGCCATAGGCAGCGAAACCGGACCCCTGAGAGGGTACCAATGGTTCGAACGCTGGAAGGAAAGCGAAGGGAAAGCGGCAATCGACCGAGTAAGGAAGGCATTTAAATGAGCGTGATTTCCAGGCTGTCCGATTATTTCAAAGCAGCGCAATTCTTGACAGGCAAGCCGATCTGGGTAGATTATCTGGGTGAAACACCCACCGAGTACAGCATCGCACCCCTGCCAGGAACCAAGACCGTTACTGAGTACTTAGATGGCAAAAGAGACGTCGAATTTCCATTTGCGTTCAACGCAGTCGTCAGCACGATGAGTGAAGCGGAGCGGCTGGAGACAATAGGATTTTTCGAGTCCTTTTCCGATTGGCTGCAAACCCAGACTGATGCAGGAACCCTGCCCGACCTGGATGCAGGCAAAACCGCAACCGGAATTGAAGCCCTGGGATGGGGATACATGCTGGAGCAAGGTCCATCAGGTACCGCCATTTACCAGGTGCAATGCAAACTTTATTACAAACAAGCCTAAGCAGGCAAAAGGAGCAAGATGGCTACAAACACAATCAAACGATCCAAATTCGCAACATTCATGAACACGACCCCCGAATCCACCGCAACCTACAACCTGGTAGGGGATGGGGTCGCATCAGGGGAAATCAGTTACAACCCCGAAACCGAGGAGGTGACCTACATCCACCAGGATAGCGGAGTCACAACCCTGAACGCCTACAAGCCGAACATGCCCATCGAAGGCACCGCTATCGATGGCGATCCGGTCTTCGAATTCGTCGATTCCCTGCGCAAATCCAGAGCAATCCTGGACGCAGCCAAAACCGACATCGTCAACGTCTGGCTTTACGAAACTCCCGTAGGCGACGCCTACCCAGCGGAGAAGCAGGAAGTCATCATCTCGATCGATAGTTTCGGCGGCGAAGGCGGCAAGCCAGCCACGATCAAGTACACGATCAACTACGCTGGCGATGCGATCCTGGGAACGTTCGACCCCACGACCAAAGCCTGGACCGCAGCCTAATCCAGGCGCCAACCGAGCAAAGAGCCGCCTGGATAAAACCGGAGCGGCTCTATAGGAAAGGAACTGAATGCACAATCTAAACCTCAACCTGGGAACCAAAGTCGTTTCGATCAACGGAGACCCCGACCGCACGATCGAATTCAACCCCAGAGACACGCTGTTCGTAGAGAAGTTTTACCAGGTCTACTCCGATATCCAGGAGAAGCAGGAAGAACTGACTACCAGGGCTAAAGCCATTGATGACACCCCTGGGGATGACGGACTGCCAAAGGGCTTCAATGAGCAGATCGCCCTGATAAATGAGACCTGCGTCTACATGCGAGAAAAGATCGACTACCTCTTCGGAGAGGGAGCCAGCCAAACGGTTTTCGGCAAGGTGAACAATCTGGATGCCATCGCCCAATTCCTGGAAGGGATCATGCCCCTGGTCATGGAAGAGCGGAGCCAAAAAGTCTCGAAATACGCAGCCAAAAAGCCCACCAAAACCATGGAGTAAACGTGAACATCCTGGTAGACCAACTGCCTGAAGCCATCCGGATCAAAGGCAAAGACTGCCAGATCAACTCAGACTTCAGGACTGGGATAGAGATCATGGTCGCATTCGAGGACCAGGAACTCACCCCGAACGAAAAATCCCTGATCATGGTAGACAGGCTCTATGTGGAACCACCGCCGGACCTCGATGAAGCGATCCTGAAGGCGGTCCGGTTCCTGGACGGAAACCCAGATGAGCCCCCAGAACCAAGTGATCACCCAGGCATGCGACTCTACTCTTTCACAAAAGATGCCAGGCTGATTTACGCAGCGTTCAAACAAACCCACGGAATCGACCTGCAAAAAGAGGACCTGCATTGGTGGCAGTTTTTGGCGTTATTTATGGACCTCGGTGCAGACACCGCATTCAGCAACCTGATCAACCTAAGACGAAGGGTGAAGACAGGCAGCGCAAGCAAAGAGGAGAGACAGGCTGCCAGAGACATGGGTAGCATGTTTGAAATACCTGACGAAGACACCAGGACCTTAGAAGAAAAGATCGCAGCCGACAAATTCATGCGGCTGCTGAAAGGCTGACAGAAATGCCATTAGCAGACGGAAACATCAGAATCGATACACGCCTCAACGCAAGCGGATTCAACAAAGGACTGAAGTCCATGTTAGGCGGGCTGTCCAATTTGACCAAAGCCATGGGAGCGGCTTTCGGAGTCGGAGCGATCACAGGGATCACCGCATTAGTCAATCAGTCAGTAAAGTCAAGCACCGAGTACCAGAACGCCATGATCGGAATGAAGTCGGTCGTTGAAGGTACAGGTGGATCTTTCAAGAAAGGGCTGGAATTCCTCGAAAATTACACCGCTGATGGACTGATCCCCATGACGAATGCCGCAACCGCATTCAAGAACCTGGCTGCCAGGGGATACAACACCGAGCAAATTGAACAAACCATGACCAGCCTAAAAGACTCAGCCGCATTTGCGAGACAGGGCTCTCTGTCGATGGGGCAAGCGATCCAATCCGCCACGGAAGGCTTGAAGAACGAGAACTCCATCCTGGTCGACAATGCCGGAGTCACCAAGAACGTGAGCGTGATGTGGCAGGACTACGCACGCAGCATCGGCAAGTCGGTCGCAGAACTGACCAAACACGACAAAATCCAGGCAGAGACCCTCGGCATCATGAATGAGAGCCGGTTCCAGGTAGGTGACGCCGCAAGGCTGACCGAAACCTACAGCGGCAAAGTAGCCAGGTTATCCGCATCTTTCGAGAAACTCAAGCGAGCGATCGGAGATAGCGTGACGCCTATCCTGAGCAGAGTGATCCCAGTAATCACTACAGCGGTCAACTGGCTGACCAGGCTGTTCCAGAACATCGCCACTTTCATGAGCACGATTTTCGGAGCCACCATAACAGGCTCTTTAGCCGGAGTCACCGATGGAACCGAAGCCGCCGCTGCCGCCCAAGAGGACTTGGCTAACGCAACCGGAGATGCAGCAAAAGAAGCCAAAGGGAGCCTGGCTGCGTTCGATCAAATAAACGTCCTCGCCCAAGACAGCGGAGAAACCGCAAGCGGAGGCTCTATAGGCGGCGGCGGGTTTGAATTGCCAGAGATCGATGACGGACTGACCGAGCAGGAAAGCCGGATAGCAGAATTCGCCAACAAAGTCAAAGAATTCTTAGCCCCCGTGGGTGAAGCCTGGAAAAGAGTAGGCGAAGCATTCGGTCGAATAGGCGGAGCCATCATGACCGCCCTCGAGCCCCTCATCGGAGACGGAACCGGATTCGCCAAATTCGGAACCGCCCTGAGAGACGGAGTGATCGTGATCATAAACATGCTCGGGCTGGCGCTTGACTGGCTCGCCGGAGTCATGGAGAGAAACCCAGAGGTCGTCCAGGCGGTCATCATCGCCCTAACAGCCTTCGGGATCGCCCTGCTGCTGGTCAACGCACCGATCGTAGGAATCATCGCAGCGGTCCTGGCTTTGATCGCAGCAATCGGATGGCTGAGCCAAAACTGGGATGAGGTGGGGGCAAAGGCAAAAGAGGTTTGGGATGCGATCGTAGGCTGGATAAGCAAGGCGGTCGAAGACGTCAAGGGATTCCTCTCCGGACTCGGAGACGGAGCCAAACAAATCTGGACCGACATAAAAGACTCGGCTAAAGAAAAATGGCAGGAAACCCAGGATAGCATCCAGGAAAGGATAGACAATGTCAAACAGGCGGTAGAAGACATGAAGGTCAAAGCAGAAACCGCCTGGGAAAATATCAAGATCGCAGCCAGCACCGCCTGGGATAACATCAAGGGAGCCTGGAATACAGCGGTAGCCTGGTTCCGAGATACCATCATCGACCCAATCAAGACCGCATTTGAGACTGCCTGGAATGCGATAGGAACCGCCGTCACAACCGTTTTTGATGGGGTAAAAGAGACGATCAAGGGAGCGATCAACAGCGTGCTCGGATTCTTGAACGGGCTCATAAGCGGAGCGGTTGATGGCATAAACGGAATAATCAACGCCCTGAACCAAATCCATTTCTCGATCCCAGACTGGGTGCCGCTGATCGGCGGCAACTCCTATGGAATCAGCATCCCCCAAGTGAGCAAGCCTCAAATCCCCCTGCTGGCAACCGGAGCGGTCATTCCACCAAACGCACAATTTGCGGCAATCCTGGGAGACCAAAGGGCTGGCAATAACCTGGAAGCGCCCGAGTCCCTGATCCGTCAAATAGTGAGAGAAGAAACATCCCAAGTCGGGAACCAGGAGATCACCATCAATTTCGGCGGCAGCCTCGGAGCCCTGGTGAGAGAACTCAAGCCCTACATCGAAAAAGAGAATCGCAGGACCGGAAAAAGCCTGGTCCAGGGAGTGAGAGCATGATCCGAATAGACGGAACCACATACAACATCCCTGTAAAAAGCCTCCGGATGAAAGGCGAGTTTCTTGATAAATACGCAAAAAGGACCGCAAACGGAGACCTGCAGAGGGAACTGATCGGAACCTATTTTAACTACGAAATTCAGTTTGGCAGGACGTCCATGAGTGACTACGCCGCAATCTGGCAAAAACTCACCGAACCAGAAGAATTCCACGAAGTCACGGTTCCGGACGAAGACGGAGAATTCACGTTCACCGCCTATTTTGCAAACATAGGAGCCGAACTCGTGAAGGTCAAAGAGGGAACCCCATACTGGAAGGACCTGACGGTCAACTTCATCGCCAAAACCCCTGCGAGGACCTAACCCATGGCAGCCACAAAGCCTATCATCGAAATGACCATCGCAGACGAAGAGATAACGTTCCAGGGAACTGAAATCATCGATGCCAGAGTCGTGAAGGAAATCAACCCAATCAGCACCGAGGTGCCAATCAGCACAATCGAATTCACGATCTACACCACCGACCCGAGATTCAGCATATTCAGCGATGGAGAATACTATCAGGCTCTATCAAAAAGGCAGCCAATCAGAGCCTACGAAGAAATCGCTGGCATCAAGATTTTTGTCGGTGATTTTTACCTGGATGAATGGGAATCCCTGAACGAACACGAATTCAGATTTACCGGAATCGACCTGATTGGAGTCCTCGACTCGGTCGATTACGAAGGCGGATTCTGGTCCGAACTAACTCCGATCCAGACCATCCTGGGAGCGGTCCTCGACCAAAACTACATTAGACACGTAATCGACTCGGACCTGGCAGGCATAACCCTCAAGGGATGGATACCTCCAGGTACTGCCAGAGAAGCAACCCAACAAATCTGCTACGCAGCCGGAGCGACATCCACCACCCGACCTGGAAACGAACTCGCATTTTCAGCAGCCAAACTACCGATCCGCAGCCGAAACGCCGACCGATCAATTAGCAGCGACAGCATCGAGGATAACCAAAAGGTCTCGCTGAAGCCCATGGTTAGCAGCATCGAATTGATTAGCCACGACTACAGGCAGGGAACTGAAAGCCAGGTAATTTACGAGGAGGACCTGGAACCAGGAGACTACAAGATCATCTTCAACGAACCATATTTTGACGTCTCAGCAACCGGAGTAGGTTACATCCCATACTACCTGGCAACGGAAAATGAAGACGAACTAATCACCGAGAGCGGAGACAGCCTGGTTATCCAGGGAGATTATATCTACGGACCCAACTCGCTGAAACTAACCGTTTTCCCCCCTGGCGGATCTGTGGTCGTCACAGGATACCCTTGGATCGACAGCAAGCAAGCGCACATTTACCAGGCGCAAGAAGGCGCAGCCCAGGAATCAAGAAACAACCTCAAGATCACGGATGCCACGCTGGTCAACTCAAGCAACGCACAAACGATCCTGGAACTGACCAGGGATTATTTCACGCAGCGATACATCCACGAACTCACCCTCATGAATTACCAGACGCCGCTGTCCCTCTACGGAGCCTCTCCAACCTATAGCCTGGGGCTCTATAGCCAGGCAGGACTTTTGCCAAATGACAGCATAAAGTCAACAGCCCTAAAGACAAAAGACATTATTGGGATCATCGAGCAAATGGTGATAGGCATGACAGACGGTTTTCTTCCGAAGACCAGGGTGGTCGGCATCGAGGACTTGACCGCCGCACCCCAACAAACAAAGGAGCCAAATGGCAATTAAAAAAGTAACGGACCTAACAGAACTAACCACCAACCCANCCCCTGACGATCTGTATTTAGTGGTCGACACGTCCGCTCCGGTATCAGATCAGACCAAGAAGATACGCAGCGATAAAATGTACATCCATGGATCGAGCCAAATCGCAGCCGGAGTGGTCGACTATGCCGCCATAAAAGACGCCAACGTGACCGAAGCAAAACTGGCAACCGGAGCGGTTACCACGAACAAAATCCTGGACGCCACGATCACCGATGCGAAACTCGCCTCGATCGATAAGACCCTGCTGGTCCGCCTGCTGGCAAGCGATGAACTAACCAGCCTGCGCACCTGGACCAACGAATTTCTGTTCCCACCAAGCCTGAACGGACTGGTCATAAAAGCGGCATACGCAACCCTGGCAGCCCCATCTACCAGCGGGAGCGTAGTGGTGGCAGTAAAGAATAACGGAAACACGGTTACAACCCTGACCATCGCAGCAGGCGAATATTATTCCCCAGGTGGCTCTATTAACGCATCCTACAGGACTATCACACAATTCCATGGAGCCTCTTTCCAAATCACAAGCGCAGGAACCGGAGCCAAAGGGCTTTCAGTAATCCTGGTGGTAGGGAGGGCATAAAGATGGCTGAAACAATCATTTGCCCCTACTCCTGGGGGAGAACCATAATTAGAACCGGAGACGGAGGGCAAAACTATTTAAAACTCGGTTACGATGCGGATTACATGGGAGGGGAATTTAGAATGGTCATGAAATTCGACTTCAGCCCCCTGACAATGGTAGCCCCATCCAGAATCCAGTCGATCGGTCTGAAAATGTACATAACCTCCATTATAAACGTGACCACCATGAACTCAATTAGCCACGAAGTCCTGAAGGCAGCGACTTCCGGAGTGACCTGGAATACCTACAACGGAAGCAGCGCATGGACCACCCCTGGAGCCGGAGCCTCAGGTTCCGATTATTACCAGGTCCAATTAGGAACCAGGCTGTGGGCATCGATCGGATATTCAACGATGCAGATCAACCCAGAGACATTCAAACTGATGTGGGCTAATAACCACGCCATGGTCATGAGAGCAGCCGCTGGACCGGAGCCATATATCGATCCAGCGCAATTCGTCAATTTTTCCAGCACGGATTACAAACCCTACCTGGAAGTCACAATCAGGGCAGGATCGTCCTACGTAATAATTTTCTAAGAGAGAGAGAAAGGAACCAACACATGGCAGCAACATTCCCAGGAGCGGCACGATCGTTCACCACCAAAGTGAACCTGGTCGATGCGCCGGACGCCGAACACATCAACAGCCTCCAAGAAGAGGTCGTCGCAATTGAAACAGAATTACTGAAGACTTACCGAGTAAGAGCCTACGACACCACGCAATTCAACCTGGCGGTCTCAGGGAGCCTTTACGCAATCCCCCTGCCGTATGAGACTTACGACACGGATAACATGCATAACGGAACCACGAACAACACAAGGCTGACCTGCACAACCGCCGGAATTTACCTGATCATGGGAACCATCAACTACGTTGCAAACGCAAACGGAAACAGAGACGCCCTCATTAGACTAAACGGATCAGCCTACATTGGCGACCTAAGACTCCAAGCCATGGCGACCGGAGTCACCAAGGTCCCAGTTTCGGTTTTCTACCCCATGAACGCCGGAGACTACGTAGAACTGATTGGCAGACAATATTCAGGCGGAGCCCTTACCACCTACTATGGCGGAGATTTCTCCTCGGTCCTTCAGATGATCAAGATCGCATAACCATGAAACCAATCATCGACATAAGCAGCCACCAACCGCCTGACCGAATCGACTATCAGGCTCTATCCGGAGAGATTTCCGGAGCGATCCTGAGAGCCTGTTACGGAAACCGAAAAGACACCGCCTTCGAGCGGCACTACCAGGAATTCACAGCCCAAGGGAAACCCCTGGGAGCCTACATTTACGTTACCAACTACCTGACCGCCGCAAGTCAGGTTCAAACCTTGATGAACGCAATCAAGGGAAAGCGCCTACCCCTGGGGATCTGGGTAGACGTAGAACTCGAAGACAAAGCGGAGCCCCTGACCAAGGCGAAGGTCCACGAAGTCATCCAACTGCTCGAAGCCGCCCTGGGATACCAGGTAGGGATTTACACCAGCGTTTATTACTGGCGCCTGATTATGAACGGACCCTACTACACCACCAGGAAACTCTGGGTAGCCCATTTCGGAGTCACGGACCCGACCCTCCCAACCGGATGGACCCGCCAATGGA